TAGTCTTCTCTGATAAATTCTGGTAAAGTATATTTAATACCTAAACTAGAAATTTCTTGATATTCTGTTGTCGGTAATGCAGCAAAAGACAATACTGCAACTAGTACTGCACTTGACCCACCACCACCGGTTACTGTTACTGTAGGTGATGTAGTATAACCTGAACCTATATTTGTTATATTTACTGTTTGTATGATACCATTAAATACAGTGGCAGTTGCAGTTGCACCAGTTCCGCCACCACCTGATAATGTGATTGTTGGAACAGTACTAAATCCACTACCACCATTTGTAATAGTGATTGAAGAAACATATCTAGAATATTCGGGTATTCTATTGGACATTAGAAACCTTCTGTCTTAGGTATCATGTTTATTTCTAGACCTGTTCTTGCACCAGTTACTGAACTTAATACTGTATCATCCAATGCCAATAGTGTATTTTTAGCAGGAGTTGGTATAACTGCTGCGGTAGATACTGGAGTAGTTCTAGTTAAGGTATTTGTTAATATATCATTAACATCATCGTGAGGTCTAATACTTACACGAATAGAGTCTTCACTACCATAAAGTGCAGATACTCTCATAGCAAGAATTGTAATTTTACCCGTTGAATAATCAATTGTTCCTATATCTCGTATTTTAGAACCAGACTCAGATTGTAAAAATACAGTACCAAATCCATTATACTCAGGAGAAACAACGCCTGCATCAGGAACATCTTGTAATTTTACTTTATTTGTCGCTTCATTATTGGTGTAATCGAACCAGGTACTATGTAATTCTCTTGGTTGTACTCTAGAATTAAAAGTAAAAGTATAATTCACATCTCTGTCAAAGAGAGATATTTCTATTCTCTTTTGTAAAGATGGAATGATATTAATTGAAACGAACGAATTAGAAACACCTTTAATAATGGTATGCAATGCAGAAAAATAAAAGTTTTTATTTAATATATTGAGTTCAGTGTTAAAAAATGTTGAAATTGCACTTGATACTGAAGAAGAAAGTTGTCCAGAAGTAAGTGATGTTGCATTAGCATTATAAACAACTGATACTTTCAATGTAATAAATGTGTACTCTGGATCAACAAACTCAGGTAGAATTGCAATAGATCCTTTTGGATCAATAATGTTACTTACAATATTATCTTTATCTTGTTGTGTTATAATTTGACCGGCTATAGGGTCTAATGAAATAAAAACTTTACCATAAACGGGAGGATCATTACTTTCACCACCCCACACTGAGCAAGACTGAATGTTTTCATTACTCGCCAATATTAAAGTTTTATAATCAGAGGCAGTTACTCCTCTTTCTCTAGTAGAATTATATTTAGGAGCGTTAATTTTAATGCTGTCTATACTTTCTTTATTCTGTCCACCCGAAGCTGCAACAGTTCCACTATAAGCCTTAATTTCACCTCCACCTGTTAAAGTTGCTGAACAAGTAAAAGTTTTTGCTCCATTTGCAGTAACTCCATTTGTGTTTATATAATCTACAATAACAACATTGCCAGCAGTTAATTTTTTGCCTATTACGTCATCACCAAATGTAATAGAATACAATCCTTCTATTGTTTCTTCAAGAAAATAAACTTTTGAAGTTTCATCTATATCTAAAATACCAGTATGTAATACATAGGATTCAATATTAAAATTTGATCCTGATGTCTGAACCCTAACTCTTAAAGTAGAAGTGTCTACATCTTTGTTGGGTATAATAATAGGGTCTAATTCTTTATTAGTAGTAATTAGAAAACTATTTGTTATTCTTTTGCCTTCTTTCAGTTTAAGATTAGAAAAAACAAATTTAGCTGTACCTGAAACATCTTGTAAAGTAGCAGTGACTGCTTCTGAAGGAACAAAAGTATATGTAGTACCATCTAACGATGTTGTAAAAACAGTTTCTCTAGGTAAAGTATAAGTGCTACTAGTATATGCACCAGAAGGAGTAATAGTAAAGTCTATTGTTTTAACAGGACATCTTCTAGAGCGAGGAGTATATCCTAAATTTTTAGCTAAAGATACAACAGATGTTCTCTTTATTGCAGAATCTAAAAATGATTCGTTTGCTAACAAGTGTGCAAGAACTGCATTGTAGTGAGTGTTATATGCTAAGGTATCTAATAAAACAGACAACGCAGATCCTTCAAAATTATAGTCTGAGAATTCTGCTTGAGATTGCATAAAGGTTTTTAAATTTTGTTTTATATTATCAAAATCTAATTCGGTTACATTTATTTGAGGCATTTTTTTACCTTAGTCTCTGTAAGTTTACATTAAACTCTTGTGGTTGGGTAAATCCCCTAACATAATAATAGATAGAAACTTGATATAAATTTTTGTCATAGTCAGGAATAACCGCTATATTTTCAATGACAGCTCTTGGTTCATATGCTTCTATTAAATTTGTTATCACTTTAGACATAACTTCTGCTTGTAACCGAGTCATGTTTTCAAATAACATTCCTCGTAAATTTGCTCCCTTTTCTGGGGCAAATCTTCTTTCATAAAAGTTAGTTAATATTAAAATTTTTAAAGATTGTGAAACAGCATTGACATCTATTTTTTTGCCAACATCACCCGTAACTGAATTTAGAGTAAATGCTAAATCCAAGTCTTTGTAAAGTTTGGTTATCTGTTTAGTTAAAAGAGCCATATATGTATTTATAACTCAGTGTATAATGATGGAGGCACGATGTTAAGAAATCTTTCACCGGCTTCTCTTCTTCTACGTTCTATGTCTACCGTCAAACTGGGTTTTAGTAATTCTGGTAATCGATGACCTCTTATAATTGCAGCAGCGTCTATTTCAGGAAAAGATGCTGGTGTGCCTTTCAGAATAAGTTCAGCACCATCCAATTCATAATTAGGAATTATTTTACAAATATTTGCTAAATCAAAAGCACCTGATCTTAAAAGATTTGGTAGATCATTTAAATCTAGATCACCTAAATCAACTCCACTCCATTTAGTTTTCAAATTTGTAAGTTCATTTTGCAAAGCCTCGCCTGCAAGTTTAGTGACAATTAACTTTTGAGCAAAAGAAATTATATCATTCTGTAAACTATCTGGAATTTTAGGGAAATCTATTTCAGGTATCATAGATTTCAAACTTGCCTTTACAGCACTAACTTGAGCAAGTATTGTTGCCTTTAATCCGCCGACAGCGCCACTTACAACACCATTGATAGCACTGTCTAAAGCCGTATTAGCAGATTCTATTTTATCTGCTAATTTTAATAGTCCTTCTGATGCACCACAACTCATATTATTCTCCTAATTACATTGTAGGCACGCCGGATATCCCGCCGCCTGTTTGAACACCTAAGTGTTTGTGCCCAGTTAATGTAATATCTGCGCCGCCTGCTTTAACTTCTACTGAAGCATCTAATGTACCAGTAACATTAACATTTTGACCTATGTTTGTAACACTAGATGTTAATGTTTGAGTCGATGAAGATTTAAGTAATTGTGTTGAACTAATAGATTCAATTTCTTGTTTACCATTAGATTTTATTATTAAATCTCCACCAGATCCTATATTAACATTTTCGCCTGATGCTATACTAATAGATTCAGCAGCCAATATGTTGTAAGTATCTGCCACTGAGGTATTCATCTTACCAGCATGAGTTTCAGAAACATTGCCACCAACTGTGGTTGTTTTAGTTCTACCAACAGAATGTGTTTGAGTTCCTGTTACAGTCTCAGAATCATTACCACTAATTCTGAGACCTCTACTACCATTTATTTGAGTATTTGAATCTGTTAATATTTCAGTTAAATCATTACCACCAATCTTAGTAACTCGGTCTCCTCTTACTGTAGTAAATTGATTACCATCTACTTCAGTATATAAATCGCCTTGCACATATAATTTAACATTGCCGCCTATAGTAACATCACAAGAACCTTGTATTGTAACTTTTTTATCACCTAAAGTAATTTCATATTCATCACCGACTATTTTAGTAATTTTTTTACCGTCAGATTGAATTTCAGAAAATGTACCTGAGTTATGATATTCATGTATTCTACCATTACCTGGTGTATCATCTACTTCAAATACATGCCCAGATTCTGTTTCAACTACTCGATTGAAAGGATACACCGATGTTGTACTAGTTTCAAAAGTAGGAATAGAACCAGCTGTAGTGTATGTTCCTTGATCTGTAGAACCAAATCTAGGATGAGGTTCATCCCAA